CACAAAAAAACCACCTTTCGGTGGTTTCACGACACTGCTTATTGCTTTGATTATTCTGCTTTTTCCCATGGTAGCCGGAGTGGGACTTGAACCCACACAGCGCGAACGCCGAGGGATTTTAAACCCCTCATTTGATTCTTGAAAATCAGATGTTTAGTGTGTTTTTTCCTAACATATCTATCTTTTTGAAGTCAGGTTTGGAGGGGATGTATGATGTTTATGTTAGGAAAGAAATTTCGTTCCATACCTTCATAATCCATTCATCAGAATATTTCTTGTAGATAACTATGCGTAGCTCCTTCCAGTCTGTAAACGCCACGCTTTGACGACCCCATGCAATGTGTCATCATGCACCTGCTATAAATCATAAAGTTTCGGTGCGCACCTCTTTTTCTCCCTACCCTATACTTTCAGTCTGACAACTGGCTGGAGGTTTCTATGTGTGGACGTTTTGCACAAGCCCAATCCCGTGAAGAATACCTAGCATACCTCGTCGACGAAGGAGATCGCGATATCGATTATGACCCTGAGCCGATTGGCCGCTATAACGTTGCTCCTGGCACAAAAGTCCTGTTGCTGAGCGAACGCGACGAGCAGTTGCACCTCGATCCGGTATTCTGGGGTTACGCACCAGGGTGGTGGGATAAACCTCCGCTCATAAACGCGCGTGTCGAAACCGCGGCTACTAGCACTATGTTTAAACCTCTCTGGCAGCATGGCCGGGCGATCTGCTTTGCTGATGGATGGTTCGAATGGAAGAAGGAAGGAGACAAGAAGAAGCCCTACTTCATTCACCGGGCTGACGGCCAGCCAATATTCATGGCGGCGATCGGCAGCACGCCATTTGAGCGTGGAGACGAAGCGGAAGGTTTTCTGATAGTGACTTCAGCAGCTGACAAAGGCCTAGTCGATATTCACGACCGCCGGCCACTGGTTCTGTCGCCAGAAGCGGCCCGGGAATGGATGCGCAAGGATATTGGCGGGAAAGAAGCAGAAGAGATAGTCGCTGACGGTTCCGTGCCGGCAGACAAGTTTATCTGGCACGCCGTGACGCCTGCGGTTGGAAATACTAAGAATCAAGGAAGACATCTTGTTATGAAGATATGATATCTGTTATGTTTAGTATATTAAATTTTGCCACATGGAAATTAATATGAATAAAAAATTTTGCGGCTTTTATACCCCTAAGCAAGAAAGTTACAAGGAAATTTGGAACGACAAGAATACATTGTTCATATTTGACACCAACACTTTGTTAAACTTATACAGATGTGAAGAGCAGACAAAAGATGACATACTGAGTGTAATGAATGTGTTATCTTCGAGATCATGGTTTCCTTTTCAAGTCTGCCTTGAATATCAACGCAATAGAATTGATGTAATTTCCCAAAGTATAAAAAGCCTAGAGAAATTAAAAAAAAGCATTACGTCCATGGTTAATACAACAGACAATGCTCTATCTGAAGCCCAAGTCAAGAAACACTTATACTCATCTCTTTCAGAAGAAGTTTCTTTATTTAAGGAATCTTTATCTACAACTATCAATTCTTTTGTTAAAGATAAAATAGAACCAAGAATAAAATCAAAAGAAAAAATTAAAATATCCGATGTAATAAGAAAGAATCTTGATGAGATTATTGGAGATAATTGCGGAGACATTCCAAATCAAGAGACCATTAATGAAATAAACAAAGAGGGTGCTGAAAGATACTCTAAAAAAACACCACCAGGCTTTATGGACGAAAAAAAAGGAGAAGCAGTAACTCACTATAATGGCGTTGAGTTTAAAGATAAATTTGGGGATTTATATCTTTGGAAAGAGATTCTAGACATTTCAAAAAAGCATGAGAATTATAATATAATTTTCGTCACCGACGATTCAAAAAAAGACTGGTGGTTTAGTCATGACAATAAAACTATCGGTCCCAGCGAACCCTTGCAAACAGAGATCTATTTTACAACAAAAATCAAAAGTTTTAGAATGATCAATCACTCAGGTTTTTTATATGAAGCTGGAAAATATCTCGATAACCTACAAATAAAACCATCTTCTGTTGAAGATATTAAAGAGATTTCCTCTGACACTTTGAGAAAACTCAGTGAGATTGACTATAGTTCCCTTGTGAGGAATACATTTAAAACATCACCAACTAAACGTATGTTGGTAAGAAAAGGAAAAGGAATAGATGTTCTGAAGCAATATTACATTCCTTTCCACTTCAAAAAAGAAAATATAGATAACATCATAGCTGCATATGATCATTTCCGCACTAAGTATGAAGAACTTCAAACTCAGTGCATTGAACTTAACGAAATGATACATTTCAATTATGATATAGGTTTAGATAGTGAAGAGGTATATAATCTTCGAATGGCGATTTTAAATGAAATAAAAACCAGACTATTAAATCTATCTGATTCCCTTATGCTAATTGCAGAAAAATTAAACGACTCTGATTTATCAGAGACTCAAGAAACATTGGATATTTCACTTTCTAACATATCCGCAGAAACTATAAAAATCAGAAAATTAATATTAGATCTTTCAGAACAATTGCTGTAATTTTCGAAGAAATACTTATTTAACGATAATTATGTCTGAAATTCTTGTTGTATAGCGCGGGGATAACTTCTCGCGCTTCATCTGCCACTGCTGCTGAATGCCCTGTCCTGCAAAGTAAAGCGTGCCTTTTCCGTCTTTCGCGTTCAGGTAATCGAGTACCTCCATAAGCCTTTCGCTACCCGCTCGCGGCGCATTCTCGTCAAACAAGTTAAGCTGAGCCACACCCTGGCTGAAGAAATCGCCGAGCATAATGCCGGCTTTCTGGTACCGGTGTCCATCCTGCCAGATTTTGTCCAGGCACTTTACCGCGGCGTTGATAATGTCTCGGCTATCCTGCGTTGGAGTGAGCAACTTCATTGAGGCGCTATTACCATAATATGGTTCGTTAAGCGCAAAGGGAGAGGTCTTCACGAACGCTGAGATAAAGCGGCAATACTGGTGCTCACCGCGGAGCTTTTCAGCTCCGCGGGCGGCATAAGAGCAAATAGCCTGGCGCATCTGCTCATAATCGGTAACGCGTTCGCCGAATGACCGGCTGCAGACGATTTCCTGTTTTGCGGGGGCAAACTCTTCCAGATCAAGACAGGGTTCGCCGCGCAGCTCCCGGACAGTGCGCTCGAGTACCACGTTAAAGTGCTTCCGGATTATCCACGTACTCTGCTCTGAAAGGTCTAAGGCCGTTTTAATACCCATCGCGTTTAGCTTTTTACTTATTCGGCGACCAACACCCCAGACGTCCTCTACAGGTACCACAGAAAGCAGCCTGCGCTGGCGATCAACATTCGAGAGGTCAACTACCCCACCCGTCTGCCGCTGCCATTTCTTTGCGGCGTGGTTGGCCAGCTTTGCTAGTGTTTTTGTCTGCGCAATGCCCACTCCTACCGTCAGGTGTGTGCGCTTCAGAACCGTAGCACGGATTTCTTTCCCGAAGTCAGTCAGGTCCCGGCAGTTTCGAACGCCAGTCAGGTCGCAAAAAGCTTCGTCAATACTGTAAATTTCGACTCGAGGGCTCATTTCTTCCAGCGTTGTCATAACGCGATTGGACATGTCAGCATACAACTCGTAGTTGCTGCTGAAGCAGACAACACCGGCGCGCCTGAAAAGCTCTGTCTGCTTAAAGAAGGGCTCGCCCATGCTAATTCCAGCCGCCTTGGCCTCAGCGCTTCGGGCTATCACACAGCCATCGTTATTCGAGAGAACAACAACCGGTCGGCCTCTTAAATCGGGCCTGAACACCGTCTCGCATGATGCGTAGAACGAATTCACATCACAGAGCGCGAACATGTTTAGCTCGCCGATTTGACGATGAAAGTCACGACGCCGAAAACGTCCAGCGTGTCTTCGCAGCCAACAACAATAGGATTGTAGGCGCTGTTCATAGGATTGAGTTGCACGGTCGGGCGCAGTTGCAGGCGTTTAACAGTAAACTCCCCTTCCACCGCGGCGATGACAATGTCACCGTGCTCAGCAGTCCTGGAGCTGTCCACCACCAGCAGATCTCCGTCGCTGATCCCGGCTTCGATCATAGAATCACCCGCGGCTTTAACGAAATACGTTGAACTCGGGTGAGCGACAAGTAACTCATTGAGATCGATGCGCTGTTCAACGTAATCAGCCGCGGGGCTTGGGAAACCACACTGCACTAAGTCACTGAAAAGCGGGAGAACAATAATTTCTCTCAGTTCTGTAGGTCTGAAGAATTCCATTACGCATACCTCTAATACTGTTTTTATATACAGTAGTTTCATTTAGGTTTGCGCGCAAGACACCACGGTTCCAGCGACTGAACGAAGCTTCACCGTTTCGTTTGTAAGTTTCTATCTCACTTCAAATTTCGGCTTTTGTAAATTTTCCTAGCATGCCCCTAACTGTACATAATTAAATCAATCTCAAGCACTAAATTTTATATAAAGCGCTAAAAAAACCAGTAGCCACGTTTTCTATCCACATCTTAGACCCTGAACGTCCAATATCAGGGGCTGATTTTGACACAAAAATTTTTAAACACATATAAAACGCCCGCGTAATGCGGGCTAATTATTATTCAGATTCGAGCCCTAACTTTTCGGCCAGTCGATGTAGGGCGCAAACACTGATAACTCCTTCTACGCTGGCGGCAAATTCTTGCCAGTGCTCACCTATAAAACCTGTTATAAGCTCTGCCTCTTGCTGCGTAAGTTCCATAAATATCTCCTTAAAAAGCCAAGGAGATTGTTAATGCAATACCCACACACTTCAAATAGATATCACAGATCAATTCACCACGATTGATCGTTAGCAGCGATCAATCTAATACGTTACCTGCAACGGGAACGACTGGCCATTCAATATCAGGTGCGTTTGCTGTTGATACACGGCTCAGTCTGATTCGGTATGTTTTCCATACGCGCAACTGCTCAACCTCTTTCTCTGACGCCATCCCTAAGTCAACGGAATCCTGAAGGATTGAAATTGTGAGACCCGCATCCTCAATGAGCTGTTTTCGGGTTTGTTCGGCAAGCGTTGTCGCGTCAGGGCGGATGTCGTAAAAAACACCATCCACATATTTGTAATTCCCTAACACATTTACCGGCACACTCAGGGGGTCGACCTCATAGACATTGCGGCCTTCTTCCATCCCCATATACGAAACATCCTGCTCGTAAGCAACGACAATCCCGTCATCATCCAGAGAAACAGCACCTTTCCAGCTGGTTAAGGTTTCGTACCAGTCCCGGCCATGCTTATCATGAAAATAAAGTCCGGTACGCATTATCCCGCTTACTTCAATGTGTTCGTATTTATAAATAACTGGATTAATAAACGTATCCATATTTAATCCCCGATATTGACCCATGCATTAGTTTGTTTATTCAGGTACTGCATTTGACGGAAATAAACGCCGAGCTTTCGGCCATCACTTCTGTTTTCCATCGTGATTCCCGTTACAACGCATCCTGCAGGTGATTCCCAGTTACCAAACCACGCATCAGTCGGGTTTCTGAGCTGTTGACCACCACGGCGAATACCATTTACCACCCCATAACGCGCATCCGACTCTGATTTTGTATACGCCTGACCTGCCGGGGTGTAATTCCCTTTCGGCTGGAAACGCCCGTCACTCTCCGCTTTGGTATATGCATCGCCTTTTCTGGCTAGTTCGACAACGGCATTACTGGCCTTATGGCGCATGTATGGCCTTGCTGCATCATTGCTCGCAAAGCCCGCATAGCTGGCGCTATCTGCAATGATGAAACGAGCATCAAAGTTGCTGTAGTTTGTCGGTATTATCTGACCAGTGAATGAAAATGTTGTGGTGTTCCAGTACCCCATAACTTTTGAATTCGCCCACAGGTCGACCTGACCATCCTTAGAGCTACGCAGCCCGGAGTCGTTATCACCAATATTTAAAGCGGCAGAGCCAACCGCGCCAACCTGTAGAGGACCGTTAACTATTGCGGATTTCCCCTGTGTAGGGTTCAGGTTAACCGTGCCGTCAGAGTTTAAAGTAATGCTGTTGTTTGCCCCTTTGTAATTAAGAAGCGTGACGTTAGCATTCGTTGTTGAACCTGCGCCCACATACCAGTGGTTAGTATTAGAAGAGTCATAACAAATGATATAGCTGGCATAACCCGCCGTTTTCGGCTGTAACCTGATAGCCTCGCCATCAACATTCATGATGAGCCTACCCGTCATAGTGTCGCTGCTTTTGTTCACCGCACCAATATCAGCCGGGGATGGTTTATTGGCCGCGTCATACTGCTTAACCCATCCAGACCACGTCCCGCTGTAGAGCGTACGAATGTACGAGCGGGAGCTGTTATAAACCCGGTAAATCTGCGTGATACCTGCATGCTTATAAACTTCCAGCGAACCGGCGTTAGCCTCTGGATAGTTCCTCCCTGTTTGCGCCTGCGCGTTTGCTGGCTGGTAATACAGTCCCGGCGTGGTGTAGGCATTTAAATCCTCAGCATTACCAATCCCCACAGCTTGTCCGTTAAAGATATCCTGCGCGGTAATGTTGATATCCGTACTCAGCCCCCGGCCATTGACCTTACGCCCTGACGGCACACGACCGTTTGCATTGTCATTAGCGGCCTTAACAGCTTTCGGTGTCGCTGCGAGCACCTCAGAGGTGCTGTCGGTTGCGCTACTGAGCTGGACAATACCTTTTTGCGCTGTGGTAGCGTCCTGAGCCGTGTATTTCCCTTTGGCAAGGTCGTATGCAGCCTTAACTGCTTTTGGTGTGGCCGCCAGCACCTCAGACGAACTGTCAGTAGCACTACTGAGCTGAACAAGACCTTTACGCACGGTCGTGGCATCCAGAACGCCAATGGCTTCACGCGAATTTTTTTGGGCCGCCTCTCCTTTTGCCGCTATTTCAGCAAGATTTTTGTCGATACGCAGAAACAGGCCATCGCCGGTTGCCACTTTAAGCTCGATGTTTGCCGTCTCCGATACCGCAAGACGGTATTGCAGGCTCACGCTGACACCTTTTTCCGGTTTCTCAATGGCTGCACAGTTCGCAACGGAATAGAGCTCACCGGCATCTGTCAGCAGGCCGACTTCCCTGACAACAAATCCGCCAACATCAACGGGCAATACCAGTTGCGCGATGAACTGGTTCTCCTGGTCTGGTGAAACCTGCAGCGCCGATATCGCATTGCGATAGACTTCACGTACCAGTTTCGTCTGTACCGGATCCGGCTTAACGGCCTGGCCGTTACCATCCCCCACCACAAAATCTTTAATGATGACGGGTTTTCCGGTCGTAGAGGACTGCGCTTCCAGCTCCTTGCCCCGGTTGGTCAGTATGCTGTAATACTTCTCAGCCATGGTTAAACTCCTGCTTCTATAACAACATCAATCCAGGCGGTAACGGCACCGCCGGTGTAATAGGTTCCCTTCGCGCCCAGGTCGGCAATCACATCGATGGTGGTCAGCAGGCTGCGAAGGTTTTTTGCTTTATCTACCTGCCGGCGTATACGCTGGTACAGGGCCTCATCAATGGCCTGTATGCTGTAGACCTCCACGCGAAAGGTATACGGTGCTTTGCGGGGCTCATCCTCCCACCACTCCACGACAGTAGTCGGCAGGCTGACGGCACTGAGCGACCGGCGGACCGCACCGGCCGTACCGCGATGCTGATGGACATAGGCGGCATCCTTAATCACCTGCCGCTTTTCTTCTTCCGTCCAGGCCTCTTCCCAGGAGTCCACAGCAAATTCCCAGGCCAGCCAGGGCAGAAGATGAGCCGGACAGGTGTCAGGATTTTTCACCTTACGCACCATGTCGGTATCCAGCGCAACAATCTGCTCTGTGCCAGCCTGCTCCTGTGCCCGCTCCGGATGAATGGCGGAAGGCGGCAGAAGGGAGCGAAATTTATCCACCGAAGCCCCCTTTACGTGTGATATTTATGGCGCTGCACCACGGGGCCTGTCCTGCAGCCGCTTCCAGATCTGCAGTCGGGGTGATCAACTTAACTCTGGATACACCAGGCTGCTGAAGTGCTGAGTAAATAGCGGAGAGTGGTACGATGGCGTTAATGCGATGGGAAAGAAGTGTGTAGCTCGTCAGCGTGCTGATGGCATTTTCCAGTACCGTCTGCGCATCCGGTCCGTCAGGGATCTCGAGCTCCGCCGTGACGGCATAACTTGCGATGGTGGCACTTTTCACGCTGACAAAATCGGTGAGCGGCCTGACTTCATCCGCGCTGAGTTTATTCATCACCGCTTCGATCAGGATAAGACCAGCCACGCCGTTACCGGTTCGCGAAAGCACATACACATCCACCTCGCCAGGGCGGTTGTGCGTTTCTGGCCCATAAGCATCCGCGTCCAGCACATCGTTATCCGCAGATTTGGCATGGAAACGATAGGCGTTGCGCGCACCGGCCGTATTCAGCTGTGCCCACGAAAGCTGGATCCGCTCCCGAAAAGCGTTATCGTCCTCATAGACAGGATCGACAGGGGGAACCGCATCCGGATCGCCTGGATTAATCACCAGGCGGGAAACGTTAAAACCGGCGCCTAACTGATCGAGATCGGGGCCTCTGGCACTGGCAAGAAAAACTGCGCGTACCGCGTCGTTAACCCGCTGGAACGCCAGGGTGAGCTGGTAGGCGTTGATTTCGCCCTGCTTATACGCCGGGTCAGATTCCACCAGCGCATCAAATTCCGGATCCAGTTCGCGCAGGCGCGCCAGCCAGCGGGTAAAAATGTCTGCGGCATCCGGTACCACGAGGGCATCCGGTACCGCCAGAGCGGACAGGTTAATTACGTCATAGCTGTTTGCCATAAATCGGTAAGCCTCCGGTGCTGACAGGAAGATTGTTCTCTTTGTTAATCCCTTCGATATCCACCACACATCCCGTTTCATCAGCAGGGAAAGAAACCACCACGCGCGTGACCCTCAGCCTGGGTTCCCAGCGTGCCAACGCCGAGGCGGTCGCGGCGATAATTCGAAGCCTGGTCAGGTCGTCGCGGGGGTTATCCACCAGCGAAAACAGGTCACTGCCATAATCACGAACCAGCACACGGCTGCCGACGGGCGTGGAGAGAATATCGCTGACAGACTGGCGCAGATGATCGCTACCGGACAGGCGTTTCCCGGTCCGGCTGTTTACACCGTTCATATTGTTTTTCCGTATCTGTTTGCCGGATGGCGGAGGGTTAGCCGAAGTAATCCGGGCCGGTCTTATCCTTGCTGCCGGATTTTTTTGAAGATTTCGCAGGTTTACGAATATCAACCACCAGGTTGTACGTGTAGCTGAACCCGGCGGGCGTCAGGGAAAACACCAGTGACTCCACTACCCAGGCACGATCTTCCCGCTCGCCAAAACCGGACGTGGAAACGCCGGATTCTGCCGTAAGCGGGACATGTTTCGGGCGGCACGGTCCCGTCACCGTCATTTTCTGCTCATTGCGCCGGGCCTGCGTTTTTTTCGCTTTTGCCTGCTGGTCAGCAGTGGCCTTTGCGGGCTGGGTGTAGGGATTCGCCATAGAGGGGCCGTCATGGTCAACTGAGGTAGTTTTGGTCTTGCCGTCAGCCTCATCGTAATAACGCACGCCGATTTTGCCCGATGACTTACCGCTGTTGCCGGTCGCTTTCCCCGTCGAACTCCCCCGCTCGCCTTCATTGTATGACCAGTTGGAGACCTCTTCAGGTGTGATGACCAGTGCGCCTGTCTGCTCACCGGAGGCTTTCGCTGTAGCTCCCTGACGCAGAAACAGCCAGTAACCGCCAGATGGCTTGCTGACTGCGTTCCATGTGCGGGCAAGGCGGGTCAGCAAATTGGCGTCGGATTCTGCCACCTGATCAACGTGATCGATATGGATATTGGCGAGCTCTACGGCCACTTTCGGTACCAGACCGTTTTCAGTGGCCACAGTTTTAACCAGATCCGCCAGTCGTAGATTATCCCAGCTTCGGGTCTTCTGGCTGAGCACATCACCGGGCTGTTTCTGTGCGTTCATGGGCGCGGCGGTGGCATAAATCTCGATACGACGTGGCGGACCACTGCTGCCGACGCCGGATACCACGAACCAGCCCTTATCCACCAGTTGGTCGTTGAAGCCCAGTGCCACGCGTAGTCGCGCACCTTTTGTCGGTAAAGGGAGCGTTTCCGACAGCAGCGTGATTTTCAGCTCATCCGCTTTAGCCGTGGCGCCGCCGTAATCGGTCAGCGTCAGCTCTGCCAGGCTTTGCTGCAGCGCGCGGGTAATATCTTTTCCCTCCGCGCTGACGCTGAAAGCAGGAGCATATTCGGGTTTAACACTCTGTTCGGTCATTTTAATCCCACAGGCTGAACGCAGAATCCTCAACCGGCGGAGCCAAATCCGGCAGGGTGATAAACAGGCCAGACGGATAAACAGCACCGACATCGGCCAGCCCCGGATTCGCTTCGAGTACCTGCGTCACAACATAAGAAAGGTTTTCCGTGCCGTAATGCGCCGCACATACAGCATCCAGCACGTCACCGTCACGGGTTTGATATATCGTCTGCATAATGTTTCAGCGTCATCGCCCAGTTTTTATTACGGTGGCCGCCGCCAGGCAGGAATCGACTGGTCGTGTCGGAGAAGTCGATCACCACCCACCAGCCCAGCACATCCCCTTCGCCGCTGACCAGCTGCTGTGGCTTATTCTGATCTGCGAGGTCGTAGAGATCGTTAACGGCATCCACCCCCTTACGAAAGAACGCATGCGACTCTCCCTCAAGCCGGACGGTGCGCCCGGGCTTGCCGGTATACTGCAACAGGTCCTGTTTGCCGATCCGCTCCTGCTCGCTCCATCGCCAGCTGGCCTCGCGGGTCAGTTGGTTGTAAGCCGTGGTGTCGATGGAAAAGGCAAAGTCGCCCAGCATCATCATCACCCGGGAAGCCTGTGCGCCACGAACCGCGCTGGACCGGGACTGCCCGAAGTCTTCAAAGACGGGAATTATTTCACTCACCAGATTTGCCCTCCGTCCAGCATGCTGCTGTCACCCGTAAAAGCCGGGCTGCTTTTTGTCACTGCCTCCACTTCATCAGCAATCCCCCGCTCGTCCTGCCCCGGTGCACCGTGAATTTCAAACCGGTATTCATATCTACGGTTATCAGTCAGTTGCCGGGGTGGTGGCGCTTTGTCCGCGGAATCCAGCCTCTGCAGTAACATGTCCCATTCACTGCCACCCTCCTGGCCTGACTTGCCTGCTGGCGGGGCAGGCTCCGGGGCAGGATACCGGGGCAAGGCAATGTCTTGCGGGTAAGGCAGGACATCCGCGCGGTTATCCCGGTGGCGTTCATTATCAGTGAACGCCTCCCGCATACCACCAGATTCAGATAGAGGATAAACATCAACATTCACCATCGGATTAACCGTTAAAGGCTTGTCTGAAGATCCTGTCAATTTCTCGGCTACGGGCCAGTTGAGGCTTTTTTCAAACGCAGGTAGGGAAGGGAGTCTGTAATTATCCCAGGCACCCGCAGACTGATCGGATGTTTCACGGCCGGGCTGCGCCGGTGCCCCCTTGTTCTGGTTGATTGCAGAATCCCAGGAGAACTGCGCGCCGCTGCTTTCCGCCGTCACATATTTATCCAGCGTATTATTGAAAGCGTCCTCGTCATCGCGGAAAAAGCCTCGCGTATCCCGGTACGATTTTTTCACATCGTCCGGCAGATCCGGTTTTTCCTTCAACTGCTGTTCGAACCACTCTCCCTGACCGTTGCGCTGCGCCGTCATGCGCGCGATATCAACCGAGCCGGTCATCGCCAGCGACTTAAGCACGTCCCTCTGATCGCTTCGCTCATCCGGTAAAAGCCAGGACAGTTTTTTTGCCAGCGCGTAGGCCACTTTCCCGACGAAAACAATGCCCTGTCCGAATGTCAGCACGCCGGGGTAAAGGTCATTGCGCAGGAAGCTGACGATACGCTTGATCCCTCCCCCCTTAAACCACTCCGCCATATCGTCCGTCAGACGGCGGATATCCGGTGCCAGCTCGTTACCCAACTGGCCGGAGATTTCCGCCACAGCGGAGGAGAAGACGGTGCGCAGGTTAGTGACGGCGCGATTTCCTGCCATCGCCCCTTCGGCGCCCTCTTTCGTGACGAGGTTATAGCGCCGCTGTTCGTCCATCAGGTCACGGTAGCTCTTGCCGGACTGCTTGAGCAGCATCAACAGTTTGCTGGCCTCACCGCCAAACAGCGAATCCAGTGCAAACGAGGCCTTCGATTCATCCTGAAGGCTGAGCGCACGCTCAACAATTTTTTCGAACTGAGCCATATCGCTGAGCCCGGCAAAATCACCCGCTTTAAAATCCAGCGTTTCAAACGCATCCTGCAGAGAACCCTGTTTGCCGTTCTGCTTGTACTCACCCGACTTATGCAGATACTCCTCAAACAGATCGCCGATATTCTCCCCGTTCATGTCGTACTGTTTCGCGAGGGTGTCCCAGGCATCAAACGTAGGGATATCGACGCCATAGCTTTTTGCCACGCCAGCGCGTCGGGCCGTTTCTTCGTTGGTGGCCGCCGGAGCAATCAGGGTCCCCAGGGCGGAAGCCACCACGCCACCACCGCCAATCGCCAGCCCTGGCGCAACCATCCCGCCCAGCTGTCCAGCAATACCGAGCCCACGGCGAAACAGCCCCTTCCCTGCCCCCTTAAATGCTGCCAGCCGCTGCGCCTTCTGCATCTGCTGATTCAGCTTCTGCTGCTCGGCCTCCGTTTTACGGATTTCACGGGATACATCGCTGTAACGCCGTTTAAGGTCTCCCAGGCTTTGCCCGGCCAGCTTCGCTCGCTTAATCTCCGCCGCCAGCTTAGTCTGGCCTTTCGTCAGCTTTTCTGACTGCTTCCCGACGTCCTTCAGGCTCTTTTGCAGGCCGCTCGCTGAACGGCTCCAGGAGCTGTCGATATTGCCGCCAAAGGTAATGACGGCCTTAAGGTTCTGGCTTAATCCGGCCACGGTTTACCGCCTCCAGTTCGTCGGTGAGAAAATCAGAAAATACGCTGAACGGCATATCCAGGTAATCCGTCATAGGAAAATGCAGACGTCGCCCCAGAAAACGCATCGCCCGGATCAGCCCTCTTTCGGACGCTCCCCGGGCGGGAGCATAAAAACGTTAAATGCGTCCAGCAGCTGCGCATAATCCGCCGCCGTCAGCTGCCAGATATCCTGCTCGCTGAGGTTGCACAGCAGCGCGATCATGCGCGCTTCTTTTTCTTCTTCACTGCCGCGATCTTTGGAAAAGGCGATACGGTCACGCACCAGGGGCTCACGCAGCGTCACCTGTTCGAGCAGGCCACCGTTCTCAAAGGAAACAGGGGAATACAGTTTGATAACGCGGGTTTCACCAGGAAAAGACATGTTTATCTCCATAAAAAAACGGCCCGCAGGCCCTTGTAAGTTCTTTTGAATTAAAGGCGTACTTTCGCCGCCAGGCCGGACAGGACATCCACACCATTCACCCGTCGCGCAAAACGCTCGGTATCAATAGCAAAAAGCTCCCGACCATCTTTGGTCTGGCGGTAATAGCTCACCGCGATTTCCACCGTGATGGCATTTTCCGACAGACTGTCCTTGCCCCGCGGATCCGGCGTAACGGTCTGCACAAAACCTTCGATCTCCTCGATGGTGCCCAGCGCGGTACCGTTCGCCAGATAGCCCTGATAGGCCGTAAAGCGCGGGCGGCTGCCGCTGACAAAACCAAAGGCGGTCAGCATGTCCGTGTCCACGCCGTAGAATTTCAGCTGACAGGTCAGCGCCTCCATGCCGTCATCCACGGGTGTGGGGGCATCCTGCGCGCCGGTGCGCAGGTCAGTTTTGACAATGGACAGTGTCGGCGGTGTGAATTCATGCGCCCCCTGAATGCGGACCCCCTGCCGGAAGAAGGTCCAGACGCGTAATGTGTTTTTTTCGCTCATGCTGCCAGCATCTCCTCAAGCGCATAGTTGTTATTCACCCGGACGCGCAGGCTGATAAGCTCAGTCGGCGATTTCGGACCAAAGTCATAGTTGATGTACAGCACGCCCGCCGCCATGCTCTCTGCGGTGTTAAGCTCCTCATCCAGCCAGGCGCGGCCGCCAAAAATGGCACCGAGCCCGACCAGCTGGCGCATATAGGCATTGATGGTGCCGATAATGTCGTCGGCATTCTCCCTGTCCAGCGGGCGGTCAACGTACTCCAGCATCGTTTCCTGAATACTGTCCTCGATGACGTCGGCGGTACGGCGAACCGATTCAAAGCGCCACTGCGGGTTGGTACCGCACATGCGGTTCCCCCAGTGCTTAAACCCGGCACGGCGAATAATGGTGGACACGTTCTGCATGTTGAGCAGGTTCGCGTCGCAGTTTTCATCGCCGAGAATGAACTCGTCGATTTGCTCCACCCCGAGGATGTTGTTGATGTCCTGGTTGGATTTGCTCCACCACCAGCCCTTCTCAAAGTCGATACGGGCGCGCAGCCCTGCCGCAAAGGCAGAATACGGACGATAGATCAGCTGGCCGTCGGCGTTGCTGACCTGAACGCGCGGGCGCAGCAGCTCGGTGCGGGAACCGTAAGACTGACGACGCTGCACAACCTCCTGCAGCGTGGCACCGGATTCACAGTCAACATACGCCACCGCCCGCAGCTTGCCGGCAACGGTTTCCAGCGCCTTGCCCACCGCATCATCCTCACTGAATCCCGGCGCAATCACGATTCGGGGCTGGTACGTCGTCACGGATTTCGCTGACGACAGCGCCCCAATTCCGGCCAGCACCGCTGCACGTTTCTCCTCTTCACTGGCCCCTTCCGCCACACGCACCACCACCGTCAGGGCATTTCGCTGGTCGTTGATTTCCATCAGAGATTGTTTCAGCGTGCCTTTTTCACCAAGACGCGTAAGCATCGTGGTACCGACAATCGCCACCGGCGTATTGAGCGGAAACGGCTCATCCTCGCCCCCCGCCAGTTGCTGACTGAACGGTGAGACAATACCGCTACCGCTTCCCGTTGCGGTCACTTTCGCATCCGCTACCGCCGCCACGGCAGCCGTTACCTCAGCAGGCGTTGCCGTCAGCTTTCCGGTTTCATCGCAGCCAAGCGTGATGGACAGTTTCGGTCCCGTAGCATCCCATACGGCGGACGTCTCCACCTCCGCAGGATTTTCCGCAACGGGGATACCGGCTACGGCTTCCACCAGAATCACGTTGCCCGCCCTGCCGGTGATGGTCGCTGTAAAATCCACGACGTTGTCCAGAATGGGGGTCCCCGTGGCCGCACTGGCCGGAGTTCCGGCGGAAGCATCCGGCGCGGTTCCCACCAGGCCGATAATGGCCGTCTGGATCGTCGTGACCGCGACCGTTCCAGATGTCAGTTCGATCGTTTCCACACCATGTAAATTCGCCATTCATTTTCTCCAGGCATAAAAAAACCTGCCGCGGCAGGTCACATTTTTTGATTGGGGGGATTCGTGGTACCACCGCCGTCACCATTTTCTTTATGGTTATGGCCGTTGTAGGTTTCGCGGATCCCGCTCATTCTCCCGGTACCGTCCGAAATCTCCTGTGTTGCACCGATATTTCCGGCCACGTTCGTGTCGGCATTTATCTGCGTTTTCCCCTGAACGGTCAGGGTGTCGGTGATTTCCACCGGGCCGTCCAGCGTGCCTTTCCCGATAATTTTGTAGGTCCCGTTCTCCGCCAGCGTGATGGTCAGGGCATGCGCCGCCCGGTCATAGCGAATCTCGGTACCGTCGCCGTAGCGGGTGATATGCTCACTGTCGCTGCCCTCCGGCACAGGCAGACCGCCGGTATTCCAGCCGGGAAACACCCGGCCATTATTCAGCTCGCCCGCCTCCGAGAGCACCGTGACCGCATCCCCGACCGCATACGGATTGGAATCAGCCCGGTTTTCCCCGGAAAAGCCCTGACAAAGCGGCAGCCAGGTGGTGACGATATCGCCCAGATCAACCCGGCATTTCGGTATACCATCATGCTTAACGGAGTGAATAACCCCACGCCGGACGATATTCGCCAGACGGCGCTGTAAATCGCCCTCGATATCACTCATCGGGTTTTGCCTCGTAAATCAGCTGATAGTCATCCACATGTGCCCGACCGATATCCGGTGCCTTACCCAGCCAGGCTGCTTTCAGCGGGGCATTCAGCTGTGCAAACGGATCCGCACCAAAGGCGGCTGACTGTGTGAAGGAGATTCGCCAGACCAGGTAATCATCCATGCGCGGATCAAACTCATCGCGTGCCGCATCGATAAACACGGCAGGCTCCAGACTGGTCAGGCCGAACAGCTGGCCGTCAATCCACTGGGTAATGTCCGCTGCCGCCGTGCGCAGGAAAATTTCCGGGCGACTGACACCTGCCCCGGCTGCATCCACCACCACGAACAAATCGCAGGACAGATTGACGTTGAGCTGCCCCTCGTTGCCCCCTCCCTGCTCCCAGCCATTAATGGAGAAATAGACTGCTGGGGTGATCAGTCCGGTAAAGCGGGGGATATTTTTTTCCGGGTACGTATCGGCGTCCCGCACCCACGCAATGTTTTTCAGCGCGCCGGTAACGGCATCGTGATACTGCCCAAGCAGCAATGGCTCAGCCATGGTCCACCTCAGACAGAAATACGGGCTTTCACGCGCCCGCGCAGATCGGTTTCAAAGTGATGCATGAAAATCTCCATCGCCTCCGCAAAGGCGTTATCCTCGATGTAGTTCAGCATCGGCTCATAAATATCGACTTCCGCCTCGCGGGTACGACGGGTATCCGGATCGCGAATAACCACCGTTCGCCTGTTTTCCCGACGGGAGCGTGCCACCTCACCGTTTTCAAACGTACGCGGGGAAAGCAGACTGCCTTTTGGTGCAAATCCGGCGTTTTCCGCCTGACGTCGAGCCTTAATAAATCGCCCGGTGGATTTATCCCGCCGGGAATGATGAGGTCTTACCCGCCCGTTAATTCGCCCTTTCAGATCCTTTACCTTGAAGGCATTCAGGCCGAACCAGAGACGGAAGTTATCCAGTTTCGACTGAGAACTTCGATCAAGACGAAAGGAAAGCAGACGTCGGCGCACCAGATCCAGGCTGCGTGGCGCCAGCCCGTCTTTCAGGTCTGCCATCGCTTTTTTACGCAAGGTGGCGGCGGTACGTTTCAGGGCGCGGGAGTACGCCGCCCGAAACTGTTTATGGGTGGCACCGATGTGCTCCGCTATCCGCCAGATGGCATCCACATCGATATCGACGGGCAAATCCCGTCGCAGTCTGGACTCACGCGCCATATCAGCTCCACTTATTGATGTCCGGCTGCACCTTACCCGGTGCGCCATACGCCAGCGTGACGCGGGTCCGCCCTTCCTCATCAGCGCCGACGTGCGTCACACGATAAGCCGTGCCGTTGATTTCCACGCCGTGAAGCTTCTCAAGTCCGGCGATATCTGTTGTCAGCGCACTGAATGCCGGAGAGCGGTCCTGAATTTGTCCCCCGGCGGGAACGTCAACCGGCGCATCGGGCGTCTCGAAAATCACGGTGACAGGACGCACCTCAGTACCGATAAACAGGACCGCCGGCAGTGCTTCCGCAAATGCCCGGGAGATCCGGGCATCTGCACGGGCCAGTCGGGCACGAAAGCGGTTCATCAGTAACCCAGCCGCACCGGAACAGATTCGGCATCCGCCGCCGCCGCCGCCCAAGCCGTACCCGCCAGAGGGTTCGGTGCTGCCGCCTCCCCCGCTTCTGCTGTCAGCTTACCGTCAGCCAGATAGAGCTTCTGGCCGAGTGTGACCGCCTCCGCTGCCTTTGGCAGAACGAACACGCCCGTGGTGTGCAGCACGCCCCACAGCCCTGCCGGGATGTCATCGTGAGCGACGCCAACCAGCGCACCTGAAAGCACGGCGTCACCCGAATGAATATCGGTTGTACCGGTATTCTGAAAATCAAGGGTGTTGCCGTCCTGCTGATAATTTTTCGCCATTTTTCTCTCCAGACAAAAAAGGAGCAGCACGCGCCGCTCCGTAATAAAAAAACCGTCAGATGACGGTCGTTATTTTTTGGTTACTTTAACCATGCCGCGCCAGTCAAGCGGTGCCACACCTGCATCGATACGCACCTTAAACGCGGCACCGTCAACGGTGAAGCCCTGCTGCTGCTCCAGATATGGCGTATCGATACCGTCCAGATACGCCACTTCAATAGTGTCGCGTCCCTGTGCAGCGGTCAGGTAGTAATCCGTCGGGCTGCTGTCATCCAGACGGGCCTCAGAGGCCACCGTCACAAAGTTCTGAATCGGGTTAACAATACCGCTGTTCGCATCCGCGCCCGGCACGCTTGCAGACTTGATCAGCTGGTTAGCCCGGGACTCAATCGCCACTGGCGTCAGCATGTAGGCCGGGCGAATATTCAGGCGGCGATCGCCAGATTTTTGCAGCAGCATCGCCTTACGCGCCGTATCCAGACCTTCGATACTCAGGTCGGCGGAGACCAGGTTGCCGTGGTCAGCGTGGAACAGCGGCTTACCGTCCGACATTTTCGGGTTGCTGGTCAGCACTGCCCACACCAGATCGCCCACGGTGGCACGCGCAGCGAGTCCCATTGCCTGCGGGATACGGGTCAGCATGTCCAGGTCATCGTTAATGATGGTCTGGCGGTCAATGCTGAAAAGTTCGCCGTAGGTCGCCAGCGCAATTGGCTCACCGCGATCCTTAATGGTGACATATTTATATTCTGCCCCGGCGCGAACCTTACGAAGCGATGCCAGTGATTCAAGACCGACACGGTGTGCGGTTTTGAAATCGGTCAGCGTGCCCTTACGGGTCCACTGTTCAAAGGTTTCAGTGGCTTCATCCCAGCCCATCAGCGCCGCTTTGTGTGCCACATCCATCAGGATATTGCCGAAATCGCTGCTGCTGTGAGTGAATGCCAGCCCGACCATCGCCTGTGCAGTGCCAGCACCGGAAATACCGATGCCGCGATCGACCAAAGAGGCGCGCGCCAGTTCGCGCAGGGTGTAACCGTTGTAAGCGTTATCCTTCTCGGCCTGTGCATAGCCTGCACGGGTCATTACCGCAGCGCGAATGGAATCACCGACCAGATTGCCGTTACCGGCATAAAGATGAATGGCACCCGGACCGGCGCTCGGGGTGGTGCCCGCCGCCAGCGCCTGCAGCAGTTTATCGCGGGCTTTCTCAGCGTTGCAGGACATATCCGCCAGGCACTCCGCTTTCAGCGTCGCAAAGGTCGGGAACGCCTCAAATACGGCGGAAACGGAATTCACGCGCTCCGCGTTCGCCGTCTGCATCTGCTGCTGCAGCTGCTGTGCCAGCGCGGTGATATCGATGTTTGCCATCTGCGGCGCGGGCTGTTGTGGTCCGGGCGGGTTAAGGTTTGCCTGCACCGGCGCGGGCTGCTGTACCGGTGCTGATTGCTGTGGCTGATTCACCGGAGCTTCGGCGCGCGGTGCAAAAAGAGATTTAATCTGTTCTGGCATGTTCTGGTAATCCTTCAGTTTATTTTCATTCACACAGGCCGCGGCCTGCAGTTCAGGTTCAAGCTTGTCGGCGAAACCTTTCTCCACCGCCTCGGCCCCGTTAAGCCAGGTCTCCGCTTTCAGCATCGCTTCCAGCTCCTCCTGCCCCAGACCGGTTTTATTCATATAAGCGCTGAGCATCAGGGCTTCGTTACGATCAAGCCAGGCGGCGTAATCGCGCATATCGTCCGAATCTCCGGCGATGCCTCCCCACGGTTTGTGGACCATGATCCATGCGTTTTCCGGCATGTGCACCGTGGCGCCGGGCAGGCAGACAATCATTGAGGCCATGCTGGCCGCCACGCCGTCCACCCAGATATCCACTTTCGCTTTCAGCCGGGACAGGGTGTTGTAGATGGCAAAGCCCTGCATCACATCGCCGCCGGGACTGTGGATATGCAAATCGACAGCGCTGGCGTCAAACACCCCTGCCTCCTTACAGTCAGCGACAAACTGCTGGGCGGTAATCCCCCAGCCGCCGATCACGTCATAGAGGAAGATTTCAACGCGTCCGGCGGCCAGCGCGCGGATTTCATACCAGCACTGGCCGTTTGCCGCATCGACGCCCGCCAGGCTGGCGCGGGGATTAATCATCATCGTCCGGCTCACGCCGGGCATCGTTTGTTTTTGCCGTTGCATCTGGCATCGCTCCTTTGTCGTTGGCGGCGTCGGAATCAAACACCAGCCCGTGTTGACGGTTAAATTCAGTTTCACGCAGCCGCTGGCGTTTAACCTCCTGAGGATTTTTCCCCCTGGCGCGCGCCCATTCCGCTTCAGTACCCGCGCCGCCACGCACAATGGCTTTCCACGCGTTGGCCTCTTTGCCTGGATCAATCCAGGGCATCACCGGGCCGAGATAGAGCGCGTTATAAAGGGAGTTGAGGTCCACATCCGGCGGGACTTCAACACCGCTCAGCAGTGCCATTGCCAGCCATGCGCGATAAACGGGACGGCTGTGCTGGCCGACAAACCACTGCTGCAGGACGTTGTAGCCTTCGAAGCTCTCCACCAGCTCCTGACGCTGGGAGCTGTAGGTGCCGTTATAGTCCCGGGCAATGCTGGAATAGCTCCCGCGAGTGCCTGCAGCCACAGCACGCATCTGCCCGTTACGGAATTCGTAGAGATGAACGTTCGGGCGGTTAGACTCCACCATGCCCAGGTCTTCGCCGGGCCGGAGTTCGTCGTAAATCATGCCCGGCGCGATATCGTAGTGACGCTGACCACCGGGCGTTGAAAACTCACTTTCATCGCCAAGGGACTGGGCATCGCCACGCTTGATATAGAACCCCAGCGCAGCGGCAATACGCGCGGCCACGCGCTCGCTCTCTTCATAATCTTTGATGTCTGACAGACGGGTAATGACCCCGTGGATCAGGCTAATACCACGCAGCTGATGCAGGCGCTTGCGTTGCGCCAGGTGAAGCATGTTGTCAGCTGAGACGGTTTTGAGTTCAGCGCTGAACCGCGTCATGTTCGCCGGGTGGTATTTGTAAACCCGGTACCCGACGGGACGGCCCCAGTCGTTCACGATGATGCCCTGACGAACCTGCTGGCCGGCGGTGCTGTTCAGGTTAAACGGCACAAAATCTGCCTCCAGCATTTCCAGCGAGAACGGTACAGAGGTGGCATGCTGCAGGCCCGGCACATTCCCCCTGACCAGCTGCGTGAACACTTCGCCGTCACGTAGTGCTGAACGCAACAGCAGGCGCTCAGCTTCCGGCCGGGTGAACATGCCGGTTACTTCAGGACGCACTGACCATTCCGCCCAGAGCGCCGAAAGCTGCCCGGCAAATTCGGAATGGAGATTACCTTCCAGGTCGAGAGGCTGGGGTTCAACATGAATGCCGTGAGCCCCAATCACCCTGTCTTCCATTTTGTCGAACAGGCCGATCACCAGGTCATGGTTTTCATCCAGCCAGCGGGCCTGCTCACGCAGGGACTGACCTGCAGCAAATACCGAGGTGTCCGCTGACTGGCTTTGTTTTTTCGCCTTGTGCAACCGTGACGGGTTTGCCGCTTCATACGCATTGAGCCGGAGTCTGTCCCGCGCGCGTGCCGCTGCCCACCCGGGGGAAAGTGCCCCCAGTGTTCTTTCAAGAATGCCCATAAAACGCCTTACAAAAAGTTAGCGAGTTTGTACGAACCACCACGGCTGTTAACCGTGCGCCAGCGACGCTCCCAGTATTCAAGCTCGTCGCGCAGCGCTTTCGGGTCGTGGTTGGTAATGGCGCGACCATTTACGCCGGTAAAGGAAATACTCCTTCCATCCAGTGAATCCTGATAGGCCTGACGCACCATTAATAACGTTCTCCAGATGTCGTCTTTCGTCACAGCCAGCCTCCCTTGCCGGAAGTTCCCAGCCAGTTTCCTGACAGTACATTTTCCTTTTCAGTCTCAACCTTGACTGACGGCTGAACGGTTTTGGTTTTTTGCACGGTTATCTCCCGGGGGCGTTCCCCTTCATGAATATTTGGGTTGAGATCCTGCAGCTCGGCCCATGCAGGCGGTTTTTCCCAGTCGCGAATTTTTTCGTAGCCGCGCAGAACCGCAACGGCATGGGCATAGCAGAACAGGTCAAAGGCTTCGTTGGCACCCTTGCCAGGCTTGCGCCATTTGCCGTCAACACCGCGCTCTTCGTAGGTCAGTTCCTCGTAGAACCATTCCCCCAGCCAGTCAGGAAAATGGATATAGCCCGCACCGGGGGTTTCACGGTCCAGATTGTTGCTGAGCTGATCCTTGAGCAGGTCGGTCTGCAGCAGATACACCGGCACCTCGCCACGCGCATCGGCCCGACGGTCGCTGCGTTCGGTATTATTTGGATGGGTTTTAGTGATGATTTTCTGGCGCTTTGTGCTGTCGCCCTTGACCAGGTAAACACGTTTACCCAGGCCGTCACGGCGGCACTGTCGCCAGAATTTATAGGCGTTGTCGGTTACTCCCTCTTCACCGCCGCTGTCGACGGCCATGGCCAGCACCGGCATACGGCGCGACGGGTCAGACTGAAGCGCATACGTTTTTTCCAGCACATCGGAAACCAGCAGTTGCCAGTCCTCCGGATACGCGCCGGGATGGATCGGCTCCGCCTCGCCATGCTCATTGGAGCGCAGCGACTGGCGGATGTTGTAGCGATCCACCAGCCAGCGTTCACCGTTTTCGCCATAACCGATAATCTGCACGACGAAACGGCGCTTTTTGCCGCCCTGGACGTCAACGGCCGCCAGCAGGAAACGCACTTTGGGCGGGACCAGCCGTTTACCGTAATCCTCCGCGCGAAGCATCAGCGCATCGGCGCGTCGCTGTTCGCTGGCAGAGCGCGGCAGGTACGGCAGCCCCCAGTCGGTGTTGATCACCGCCTTAAGGGTTTCTTCGCTGCCGGTCGCTTCATACTCCTGCTCAGCGGTCAGCAGTTTGTACACCAGCTGTGCCCATGTCTGGTACGCGGCTGCCGGGCCTTCCATCCAGAAAGATGCAATGCGTGAACGCCTTGGCTCACCGGAAATATTGCCGTCACGGTCAATACTCTGACCTTCACGCAACCAGACTCCCACCCCGTTCAGCTCGCGCTTTTTGTCTGCCGTAATAATGCCGTTGCAATGAGGGCAAAGCAGATGGGCCGCCTCACTGGCTTTTACCGGGTCAGGCTCATCACGGTAGCCGGTCATGGCCGACATTTCCGGCTGAAAATATTCACCACAATGCGGGCACGGCCAGTACCAGCGACGACGATCGCCACGGTTATACAGTGAAAGTGCGCCTGTTGTTGGTGGTGCTTCATGGGGAGATTTGCGACGCCATTTACTGTCGCGAATATCCCGACCCGGGGAACACTCCACCAGGGTCATACCGGCAGACATAAACGTCGTGGTACGTTTGGACGCCAGGGTAAAGCCATCGCCCTCGCCGTCAATGTCCTCAGGGAAGCGGTCATAATCCGTGAGCGCCACACATTTAAAATCTGACGAGGACATGATGTTGATGGAGGGCCATCCAATCTTGAGATAGTTCCCCGCCAGAAACGTGCGGTCATGCACGTTGTTGTCGTTCCGCAACGGACTCAGGCGTTTTGCCACCTCCGGACTGACACGGAAGGTTCGTGCCAGACGCTTCTTTGAGTGCTCCCGCGCTTTCTCTTCGGTCATCTGAACGACCAGCATATCCGACGGATCGCAGACGATGTTGTACACCACCCAGCCATCCACCAGACCAATGGTTTTCCCCGTTCGTGCCGGACCAACAAATACCACTGCGTCGTATTCACGCATCGCCAGGCAGTTCATCGGCTCAATCACATAAGGGGCAACGGCAGGATCCCACGGAACCGAGTTACCGGCCCCCATGGGTACGCGCATAAATTTCTGTACTGCCTCAGCCACAGGCATACGGCGAGGAGCTTTGAGAATGGCGGAAGCGTTACGCCTGACTTCCGCTGCCGTGGCCTGTTGCATGACTTACTCCTCTTCTGGCATATCCTCCTGTTCCGGTGAGTCGGCCTGCTCAACTTTGAGGGCGATCTGATCGCGTAGATCGTCAATAACCTGCTGCACCCTGACAACCGCTGCAGGGGTCATGGCGCAATCGCGCTCAAGAATATCGGGTAACGTTTCCAGCACCTGAACCATTGCTTTCGCCATGGAGGAAAACTCTCTGGTGACTTCGGATGCCGGGATCAGCTCCCCTGTTTCCTGCTGAAACTTGAGCCGCTCACGCTCCGACTGAAACCAGGCTTTACGATCCGGGGGAAGCATTTTGTCGACGTCCACCAGCTCGGACGGTGTGGTGCTTGTCAGCAGCTCCCGCAAAATATCGGTGATGGCATAAAGCTTTAGTTTCGGATTGCTGCCGGGGGCGGGTTGCACATTTGCCAGCTTACCTGCGACCGTCTGACGGTGCAGATCGGTGATGGCGGCCAGCTGAGTGATATTCAGCCGGAAATTTTTCAGTTCGTTATCCATGATGATGAACAAAAAATAGGCATTTCGACATCCTGCAAATGATCAGGACTGAAATATCAAGAGGTTAAACGGATGATGATGAAACCCATAAAATGCAAAAAACTAGCCGTTTTCCGCGTGTCGTCGCCCCCTCGGTGTTCAGATCCGCAAGGAGTACCTTTTTAAACGACATTTATTTTCATTTAATGGTTGGGATTGGCCGCAAAAAAGCCCCGCATGAGCGAGGCGGCAATAAAAAGTTAGAAGTGTTTTTTAAGAATTTAGGATGTTGTCTATTTTTTTCTGAACGAAACCATCAAACAATCGCTTTGACACATCTACTAACGTTCCGATGCTGGCATCTTTGAAGCCATTTTTGATTGTATTCCACACTTCTTTGTTTCTTAGGGCCTCCAGGAAATCATGCCCATTTGCTGTCAATCGTAACGGTAACACCCCCCACGAACCACCATCATCAGACCCTTCAAAATAACCGAATCCGTATTTGCCATCTGTTCTGGCTATTAGATTGCGATCATCTAACAAGCGCATATGGAATAAGAATTCCTCAGTCCTGTAGTCAAAACCGGCTTCCTGAAGTTTTCTTATATTAGTTTGTGGCTCTCCAGAGGCTTCAAAAGCTTCCAAAAGACCTTTCAGATATTCATGATTTATTTTCATAAAATCCCCCTCGGATAATCTAGCTTTTCATATGCACACGGTGAATGCCTGTTGTTATACCTGTGCCTATGAGCGTGTAACGGTGGTCTTAGGCGCTGGCTTGCGTATTACCATTACAAGCGATCATAGAGGTTGCGAATCCATCCCAAGGAGATGTTAGTTATTTTTCTCTTTGAAATAATAACCGATGATAAATCCTAGCGAGGTACCCAGAGCTCCGATGATGACGCTCAAAACTTTATCAAGTTCCAGTAGTTTAATGCTTGCAACTTCATTGTTGAGACCTTGTGAATGCAGATCTTTCATCCACCCAATGGCAAGTGAGTTATACCAAAGGACAAAACCAAAACAGCCAGCTATCAAGATGAAGAAGCAGATAAGGAAGGTAATCGTCAGCGTGCTTCTCGTTCTTCCGTCTCTTTGAAGATGGTTAATGGCACTTTCTTCTACATCAGAAATTTTTATCTTGTTATGTTGAATCTGCGATTGATTTTGCTTAATTTTTTCGCTGATTTCCTGAATACTAATCGGCATTGTGGTTACCCTCAGATGACGCCCCCAATGCCTTAACCACTTGTGTGTAATCTCTCCATATAGATTGGTTATAGTTATGTGAATGAAGAGTTGATTGAAGAATCGGTTCTAGAAGGCCTCTCAACTGTAAACATATAACCTCCTCTTCCTCTGTCATCCTTTCTTTAAGTGACAAAGACTGATAGATAGTTATCACATTTTGAGAAAGAGAGTTTAGATCCTCATTGATCTGATCAGCTGTAGCCCTGAACCTGGCCAGCCTTTCAACTGCTTGTTTTTTATTTAATTTTTCCATTCCTCACCTTCAGCGAGATAGAGCTAATGTGCAAATATACCATGTTCCGTTGCCGTTTTAGTACTATCAGCACTTTCCGCTTGATATTTAGCCTGCTTATAATAGGATCAAAAAATTAGATGCCCTAACCCTGCCTTATCGACATTGTTCTGCCCCAGAGTCGATGGTAGGTTAACGTTCAACTACAAACTAGCCACATTGCTTATCGAATTAGGAATAGGTGGTGGCGACGTGTCAACTGTTAGGTTCGCACGAAACGTCATCACCGGAACTGGTACATTACTCTCGGTTCATTCTCTGAAATGATCGGTTGTTGAAACAGTCAGCAATTTTAACCACGACTTGTTTTCTTCGGCCTCAACGATGATGTAAATGATGTAAATGAACCGACTTGTGATTTCTGAGTGGGATTAGAAAAATTCAGCATAGACATTCATTAATGATTTTCTGTTGTTAGAGAGCCCCACTATCGCGAGGCTATATAACATAAACTGCTTGCTAAGGGCTGTGGCTATTTTTTTATGTTTTCGAAAGTAGCTTCCACCATTTTCTTTCCAAACTCACCCATATCTTTATACATTACTTTCAAAAAATTAATTGTGTTAGAAGCTGGGCCTTCGAATTTCCACTTGCAACCAATGAAACTACAATTGATTAAATTGAAAGGTAACAACCCCTTATATATTATTTCACAATTTTCAAAAACGCACTTTTCATAATGGTTACCATCCAATTCGACGGTAGTATTATTGAAGGTACTTGAAATGAATTTAATCATGTTAATTCAAAGCCTTGTGTTGTATCAGTATCCTGAACATCATTACCGATAATTTTACCATTAGCCTGCATGAACCCTCTGTCATTGCTATAATCGCTTGGAGCGTAAAGTGCAACATGATTGAAATTCAGCGTCAAAAAAAACACTACTACAAGCCCTGCTGGAAATAACATCAAAAACCAAATATATGTACTTTGCTGTGGTTCATTAAGAAAAGGTAATACGAGGTTTGCAGAGACCTCTACTATCCCCGCAAAAATACCGATAATCGTTAACGGGTTTTTTATGTGGTTTATCGCGGACAACGTAGATCCCTCCTGAATTCATTTAGGTGGGATTATACCAGTAACTAATTAAAAGAGCATCATAGGCGTTAAGTAAATGCCTGCTGGAATGCCTATCCTTTCTGGATGTTAACGACTATTGGTTGCTGGCAGTTCGCCTGCCACGCTTTGTTATGCGCCAGGATGTCTTTCTTCGTCTGGCGGTCCAAAACATCCCAATCATGAGCGGTGCCGTAAATGGGTCTAACCCAATCGCAAGCAGTGTCCACTACCTCAACCCTTTCGGGTCCAGTCTGTGCGCAGCTCGCGATCAACATCGTCATCAGGCATGTGATTAACAGTCTGCTGTACATTGCTGGCCTCTTTCGCGACTTCCGCTTTTCGTTCCGCTGCGGCGACCGCCGTCGCTGCATTCTCTTCTGTGCGCTGCTGTCTGGCTTTTGCCTCTGCCTTACCACTGCCGCGTATACTTCCAGCAAAAAAACCGCTGAGCGCGACGGCAACCAGCGCACCAAGACCACCCAAAACCATTTCGATGATGCTCATAGCCACCTCAGACCAGCACGGATTTCGCCTGGTTAAACAGTGCGCGACGTTTATCCAGACCATGTTGACCGCCGTTGATAAGCAGCGTTACGCGCTCAACATCGCCGGAGTGAAGCAGGCAACCGCGGGACACATAAAACCACGCAGCGGAACGGGCGGCGTGCTCATCAACCTCAAGCAATTCTGGGTGCGCCACCAGGTCAAGCTTTAGCGCCTGGCCGCAGCTGCGATAGTTGCTCAGACCGGTGATTTGCTTCAGTCCCCGGCCGCGATATTTCCAGCCATCGCCAGCCACCTGATTACCCAGTTTCTTTTTGCCCCACTCGCCGCCGTATACAAGATTGGCAATCGCTTTTTGGTTGGCAGGTTGCGTTGCCGTTCTGCCAAGTGCCGCGGCCTGTTGAGGAGTGATACGGTGCCTGCCGAACGTTGGCACTAAGTTTTCAGCCGCATAATCCAGACTTTCCACCAGCCGGGTAAATCCTCCGGACTCATGGCCCATCTGGGCGATAAACATGGCTTGATCTAGCGGTGCTGTAATGCCGTATTCCTTCATCACCTTGTCAATTTGTGGGAACCAGCGCGCGGCCACTCCGGCACTTATACCTGCCGCTCTTTGAAATTGTTGTTGATTCACGTTGTGCTATCTCCAGTAATACGAGCGATATTGCCGCCCGCACGCCAGATAGCGACGCAGACAACAACGTTGATGAGTATTTCTCCATAATCGACCTGGACATAATCACCGTGCCAGATACGAAAGGCGGTGTATGCCGGGGCCAGAATTAGCCCATACGCCAGCAGCTCCATAATTCGGCGGCGACGCATACTGCGCTTACGGAAAAACATCAGGCGGAACGAAATCATGATGCAGGCCAGTGCATTAAGGTGAAGCAATAGCCACGGATAGTTCTGCAGCAGCCACGTCATTCTTCCCCCTTCACGCCGGGCAGATTGCCTGTTTTTGAGCGGGCAAGAATGCGCAGCAGAATAGTCACGGAAACAGTAGATGCCGCCAGTGCGCCAATCGCGGGCGATACTTTGATTGTGACTGGCGGACTAAGCTGATTTAGTCCGGCGTTGATAAGGGCGGCGATAATTTCTGAAGCAGTACCGGCACAGTAAATGCCACCGATAAAGGAAATGAGAGCAAAAAGAATTTGCTTCCAGATTTTATGGTCCTCAGAACTGAGGATATAAAGCGCCGCCCCTGCGAGGGAGCAGACCATAACAGCAGGCGTAGCCTCTGGAAAAAGCGTGGCGAATGTAACTCCGGTTGTGCCAGCAGCCACGCCCGCCGTTACCGTTGCAGTTATTGGTTCTGCGGACATTTAGCCCCCTCTTGTAGCTATTGATCCTCTCAGAATGTTTGAGGGGAAATAAAAAAAGGCCGCCCGTAGGCAGCCTCAAAACTATAAATCCCACCTCTTCTGGCAGGATTACGATGTTTAAGCGGTGTGACGAAGTTAGCACTCTTAACAGAGTACGGTGTTTTTTGCGTACGCGTTAGCATTTTTTATTGATTTTATTTTTATTATAATGCATAAAAATCATGCAATCTTTTTATTGAAGAATGAGACTATGACGGCAGAAATCGCGGTTTATAATAAACTTGCAGTATCGTTAGCAGCCGATTCCGCTGTGACTATTACAGGCGGTAATACTGTTAAAATCAACAATGGCGCTGAGAAATTATTTGCCTTAAGTAAACACCATCCTGTTGGCCTAATGGTTTACGGTGCAGGTAGTTTGTGTGGCGTACCTTGGGAAATGATTATAAAGGAATATAGAAGGCAGCTAGGTGATGTCTGTTACGATACTGTTGAGCAGTATGCAGAGAAATTTTGGGATTTCTTGTGCGATAGTAATCACATAATACCAGACGACATTAAAAATAATCACTTAGAGGAAATACTTCTTTATAATGTCCTACCCGGGTTGATGCAGCACATTCAAGATTATCCGGTGAAAATGTTTATTGAAGAAAATCAGCGTCATCCTAACACACTTGAGACCTATAACATTATTGAAGCTGCTTGTAAGGAGTTCGTTAATAACTTTAATGGAAGCGAATTCTACAAAGGGTTTGATGATAGTGACCTTAGTAAGGCCATAGCATTTTCAAAACCAATTGCCAACGAAGCATGCGAGTCAATTTTATATCGTGAAGAAGGTATAGTCATTCCAAATACTTTGATTGACGCACTTTCAACAATGTTTGCCCATATTATATGTAGAAAATCTCCCTTCGGAACAAATACCGGACTAGTTATAGCAGGTTATGGTGACAAAGAATATTTTCCAAGTATTTTAGCTTATGATGTAATAGGTTTTTTCGGTGAGAAGTTAAGATATTCACCAAATATGGACAAAAGTACTAGTGGAGGCGAAAGCGGTGTCACTGCCTATGCACAAGAAGATGAAGTAAGTGCATTCATGACTGGCATCAGTGGAGAGCTTCAAGAGTATATGTTTCCACAAATTGAAAAGGGCGCGGAAAAAATATTGAGTGATGTGGCAGAAAAAATAAAAGCATCCTCATTACCTCCTAAAGAATGCGAGGCGTTAATAACGAGTATTTATGATTTTGCTAAATCTAACTGGTCGACTACTACTAGTGACATACGTGAATATATAATTAACAACCATGTAGGTAAGGTTGTTGAAATGATTGAGTTTTTACCAAAACAGGACTTGGGCTACATGGCTGAATCCTTGGTTAACCTAACAGCTTTCAAGAGAAAGATCTCAAATGACAGTGAAACTGTTGGTGGTCCGATAGATGTTGCTATAATATCAAAAGGAGATGGCTTTGTTTGGGTGAAACGAAAGCATTATTTTGATAAAGAGCTTAACTATCAGTACTTTAAAAGAAACTAACGAGGAAAATCATGGCTACGCTGCTCCAATCCAACCTTGAGTTAAGAGAATGGCAGAAAAAATTTAACCCTTCTCAACCTGTTAAGACTATAACTCCTACGGCGAAGCGCACCACTGTAGATAAAACCAGTAATAAATATCTTCAACAGAGTTTCTTTAGTCGTTAACATCAAAGGGGGCGTGCCCCCTTTTTTAATTTAGCATAGACATAACACCATCTAGATAACCTAAAGTTGCCTGCAACTTTTTTCGTATTGTACCGTCAGAGCATTTCCGCTTTTTAGCAATACAACGAAGTGAAATTCCAATAACGAAGTGAGCGATAATTAGCTCATACTCTTCCGGCTTATATTTTTTTAGACGAGCTACACAACCATCAATCAAGATCCCTTCATCATCATCACACTGCAGACGTGACTTCTTACCGTGCGGCAGTAAACTTTTGAAACCAGCAGCTATAGGTTGCCAGTCGACACCACTGCTATCAGCTGCAGCCCAGGCACCCCAGCGGTCCATTACCTCGTACATATCACGCATTTTACTCTCCAATGTTATCGATAATTATCATTCCGGTTTCGCCCCATACTTTTGATCTCCGGGCGTCCCAAATGTGGGAATCATCCTCAAACAAGGCGTCCAGCAGTGATTTTGTTAAGTTGTCCAGATCGGGCTTTTGCTGATGGGGCTGGCCGACCATAGCCGCGCGCTTTTTCTTACTCCAGCTCTGCGGCATCGGCAAAACGAAGGTGATATGGGTGCCGTTCTCCGGTACCTGGATGCCATGCAGGTGGGCTTCATCGCAAAACATGCGATAGCGCATCACAGTTGGCCGCTGCTTCCATTTATCACGGCGTGTCATGCGGGGTTTTCCGACAGGGGTGATGATGTATTTAGGCATGCAGCGCCTCCTGTATGCGGGAACCAATCCAGCGCATCACCGGTACAGCCATTGAATTGCCGATCGCTTTATATCGAGGACCATCGGCGGCCAGTCGGTAAGCCTGCTCTGCAGTCAGTTCGGGGCGGTGGTGGCGCAGGTAGGCGTATTCCTCCGCGGTGAGTTGCTTGCGTTTCGTTGTCGGAATCAGGGTGTGATTATCAGGAAAGCCCTGCAGGCGCTCGCACTCCACAGGGGTCAGACGTCGGACAGCCATACCTTTCATCACTGTCGGGGCAAGATTGGATCCGCTGCAGGCGCTGGTCAGTGTCGGGGCCTGCTCTTCCGCATACCCTATTCCTCCGGCTTTTGCTCCCTGCCCTCCCTTGAATGCATAGGCTATCGCAGGATATCCCTGGCCCGGTTTACCGCCACCAGCTGCTAATGGACCTGTTATTTGTCTGTCCCCGTCCTGAAACCTGACTTCACCTCTTGTGTTCTCTGCAAAGGAATAGACAATGGCTGGAGGTGCTCCAGCGTTTTGGTTGCTGTCGCTGCTATTTCCAGCCCTTAAGGTCGGCGAAATCTCAGCTTTAGCATCTTGACCGCTGTCCTTTGAGCTAAATGCTATAACTGCGTTTTCCTGTCCGTGGTTGCGCCCCAATGTATGGGCCATGTTTCGGAGAGTATCGGGGTCCTGTGTCCCGTGCACCGCAAGCGTCTCATGGTCAGCCCCAGGTTTCGCCCGAAGTACTCCCACTCCGGTGGTGAAAGATGCGTGCCCGTTGCTGCTGAAAACAATCGGTGCTTCGTGGTTACAGGTCAGCGTGGGCGCTGTATCATCGGTTTTAATTTCAGCACCACCCTGCCCGTGCGCCATCGCGATAATCGGCGTACCTCTACCGGTACCGTCCTCGCTACCATCGAAGCCCTCTGCTTTCAGGGTATGGCTGATATCCCCGGTCACGCACTCTGGGATCAGATGTCCGGCTTGTGCCTGGTTGTCGTCTGCACCACATACTCCAACGCCGTTTGAAGTAAGCGCGGCAACTGCCTTCGCCTTTTCTCTGCCCGGCGGAGAATTCCGGCGCAGGCCTTCGGACTCAAAAAGAATTTTTGCGGGATCGATATCCCCTCTAGCTGTTGCGACAACAAACACACGTCTGCGTCGTTGGGCCACTCCGAAAAATTGAGCGTCGAGCACTCGCCAAGCAATAGCTCTTTCTGGTCCAAGCACATAACCAGCGTTTGCCCATCGCTTCCCTGGTGATTCCAGCGCGCAGCTTTCGCCGGCAAGCCCTGCAAGAAAACATCCGAAAGCGTTATCTTTGCTGCTGAATACTCCGGGTACGTTTTCCCAGACGACGATGACAGGTGATTTTCCCTGTTCACGTCGTTTTTCATCGATAGCATTTACCAGATCCACAAAAGCCAAAGTTAACTGGCCGCGTTCGTCAGCCAGCCCATTACGTAAACCCGCAATGCTGAACGCCTGGCAAGGGGTTCCCCCCACCAGCACATCGGGCGCGTCAGTTTTTCCGGCACGGATTGCCGCGGCGATTTGGGTCATGTCGCCCAGATTGGTAATATCCGGCCACCGGTACGCCAGAACAGCGGAGGGGAATTTTTCTATCTCAGCGAACCATGCCGGTCGCCAGCCCAGGCAATGCCATGCCACGCTGGCGGCCTCGATGCCGCTGCACACTGAGCCGTAACTGACTGGCCTATTCATCTGCAGGCTCTCCCAGCAAATAGAGGACCTGCACCAGCAGCTCTGCTTCGTTGCCGTGCTTCATTTCCCAGGCTCGACGGCCAGCATGAATAGCCACACCATAACCGCCGTTGCGATGGTGCATATGGCAAAGCGGAATTGATTTCCGATGTTCAGCGCGCTGGCTTGTGCCCTGACCGGTCCGGATGTGGTGAATTTCAGCTGGCGTTTCGCCCAGGTTCTGGTTTCTGCAAACGATGCAGCCCAGTGCGGCCACACGTGAAAGATAGATGCTGTCTGCTTTCTTCATGCTGGACCACCAGCATAAGCAGAAACACCGCGCGCTGACGGGCGGTGTATGTAAGACGGGGTCATTCTTTGCGCCATCACTTTTCTCCGGTGATGGTGCGACAGGCGCTGGTTGTTCAGGCCAGCTTGATTATTATAAATCAGTTGTCAGGGTTGCGGAAGCGCTCAGCAATTTGCTGGAGAGATTCACGGGTAATTAGTATTGCTTCGAGCGGTATTGGTATGACGATGAAAGATCCATCTTCCTGACTCACCACTTCATAACGTCCAGCAGGGCGAACGGCAGCGATTAATTCTTGCTCATTCATAACGGAAAATCCTATTCAATTCAGTTCCCCCCCGACAAGTCGAGGCCGTCCCTTTTCTCCCTGCGCGCTGAACGTAACTTAATCAGTCCCTCTGTAGAACGTTTAATAGGTTAGATAGAACAATTAACGGTAATTGGTCTGTGTAACCGATCGGCTCTTAATGCACAGGAATCATGACGCTTATATCACCGGCCTGTTGTCAGTATCAGTTACTCGGTTCAGGAAATACGTTACAACCCCCATCACCGTTGTATCGTCCAAAGCATCCCCCTCTATCGCTTCTCCATCTTGCGTGATAAGCGCCCTACCCTGTACAGATGCAAAGTCCAGTGCTCCGCAGAACGAAATCAGAACGGTGTCACCAATTTCGGGTTTTCTGGCAACGTTAATAATCGTGTACCCAACTGATGTTTCAATAGTGCGGCAGTTACCGTCATTGCCGAAAAGGCTGGTAATGGTGTGCAGCTCCCCTGCGTAGTCTGCTGCCGGTGTTGGAAAGTCCATGATTGCACCTCCTGCATAATTCACTGTATATTTATACAGTAACATCAAAAAAACAAGGGTCAAGAATTTGGGTGCAAAAAACCCGCCGAAGCGGGTAAGTGCTTAATCAATAATCAATTCTTCTTAAAGCTAGCACTACCAGCGCTATTAAAACCACCAGCCAGACTGCGCCTGATAACAGCTCCATCAGGTACACTTTCCCGCCTCCTTTGGTACCGCCTCAGAGAGAACATTTTCCGCCCAGTCACGGTCGAATCCTGGCATTGCTGGCAAAGCGGCAGCAATATCTGCCGGTAATGCGTCGATGTAATTAAGTGCAGCCCGGGCCACTTCTACTGTTTCGCTTAACGCTGGCGGGGCTGTGTAAAGTTTAATTACTCGGCACGGGTCAGCATGCGGCGTGATTGGTTTAACCGTAAACAGATAGCCACATCCATCTTTCGCGACGTCCCTTAGTTCCTGCTCATCAGTCCACGCCACAGGCTCAGCACTTAATGCTGCTGCAAGCTTATCTGCACGGAATCGCTCGTTATCAAAGCTGTTGCGCCAGTTTTCACGCTCCTGCTCTGCGGTTTCAAGCTCATCCAGCAGCGCCATAACGGTGGCGGGGTTAGCAGCGGCAATAAATCGAGCTTTATTTGCTGCCTTTTGCTGCCCGTCAAAACCAGCCCACTTAACGACATCTCCGCAACGATTGTCGCCTGGCGTGTGAACCGCATATGTTTTTGACTTTGTGTCAATGAAGGCACGCCACTCATCAGCACCAGCCTTCTCCGCCGCTTTACGTAGTGCCTGTTTGTCGATGTTGCTCATTAGGCTTTCTCCTCCACCAGCTCTTTCCATTTTTTCTCAAGGTCTTTACGGGCCGCTGACTCACCCTCAGGCGGGAACGAAAATCCCGCGCGGCGGCCGGGGCATCCGTTAGAACAACGAATTTCTGCTGACCCCCAGTTCATTCCCCTACTGCGGATCTTCACAGAGGGCGGCATGCCGCATTCAGGGCATTTTGGTAAATCACTCATATCTCAACCCTGTCAGCAGATGTTTGTGGCGCCGCAGCTCTCGAGCGGCTTTCTGAAGTCGCTGCAGGTTATCCAGCTTCGCTTTGGTACGGCGAATTTCTGTCGCTATAAAACGGGATGAAGGGATAAGTAGATCATCCGGACGGCAGACGAACGTCGGGATATCCTGAATAATTTCTTCCAGTGTTTTGCTATCTGGCGCTGACGTTAACTTGATGTCCGCCGCTCTGATCACCTGCTGTTCTGGCTGTATTGCAGGTTCTCCGGCCAGGCTCCATGTGATGTTTTTCCCATCCACATGGCGCAAAACCAAACCGTCTTTACACATCGCCCCAAGCGAAGCATTCAGGGCGCGAGGGGTTTTACCCAGCTTTTCTGCAATCTGGCAGGCGCTCATAGTCCCCTGTGCCTGCATCGCAGACAGTACTGCAGCCACCAGCGGCGATGTCTGTTTTGGTCTGATGCGCTTCGGCTTCTGCTCGCGAGCGGTACCAACAGACCATGAGCCATCATAAAAATCACATAAGCCCAGATCCTTCTGCTCACGCAAAATTTTGAGCGCTTCCACGGGCTCGACGTCCAGACGGGCAGCAACTTCAAGGTAAGTAGCCTTGCCCATCGCTTTGAGTGCATCCAGTACGTTTTCCATAAGTTTCTCCTGCTTAATTTCAGTTTTGTCTAACCCTGAATCCCGCTTTCACCGCGGTCTCAGAGTCATTTCTGTAAAGGTCATCGCCAAAGGAACTACGCATCACGCCGGTATGTGTGACAGGCGCCAGTTTCAGTACCAGGTCATCCCATTTCTCACGCAGCTTTGACGGGCTGAGCACGTTGCGGCACCAGAATGGGTCGCTCTGCACGCGCTTGAACATGTCGCATATCTGGCGATGCGTCCGGCCGTCGATAGTGCGCATCAGGCGAATCTCGTTTGCCCATGCGTTCCAGTTTGGCTCTTTGGGGCGAGCAACTTCTCCATCGGTTTCGGCGGCTTTTTCGTACAGGGTTCGGATCCGGGAAAAAATCCAGCTGGCGCACTGGTGGTCTTCAGGTGTGCCCCATTTTTTCTGGGCAGACGATTTTTTGTCAGGATCATCGCCGTTAGGAGATTCGTCAGAATTTCCGGACGAAGAGATCTGTTTTAATGATGGATCTGTAGTTACTGACGGATCGTGTCCAGATTCTGAACCCTGAGAACCCCCTTTTTTACTGATTTCAGGACGTCCAGAACCTGAACATTCGGAATCTGAACGTTCAGGTTTTGGACGTTCAGAAACTGAACCCTGAAATAAAGCGGCGGCCATGCGTAGCTTTTCAGCATTCAGGGTGTAAAGATTTGTTGCGCTGCGCTGACCATTACGGCGCTCAGTGCGAGTTAACCAGCCTTCAGCCTCAAGCTGGGAAATTGCAGTGATCACAGTGCTGCGCCCCGCCCCCAACTGTCTGGCTATAGTGGCTACGGACGGCCAGCACACGCCTTCATCCGAACTGAAGTCGGCCAGGCGCGCCATGATCAGCAGTTTTATTCCTTTCACGCCCTGTGCGGCACAGCCGTCCCACACCCAGGAGGATAATTTCACGCTCACGACTTCACCTCTGTGAACTTAATTTCAAACTCCCGGCGCCCTGTTTCACTGTCGCCGGTGTAACCCTCGCGCCGATATGACACGCGGAGCTGGGATGCACGCAAAACCGTCACCATACGTCCGCGCTCGTCGCGGTACCGCTTCCCTGGAATGATTTCACCGTGGCGATCTAATGGCTCCTGAGCGGGTCGGTTATTCATCGCGTTTTTCATGCGCTCTGCCAGTGCGCTCGCTAATTCCTGAGAAGTACGCATAGTTGCCTCCTGAACGTTATGCAGCCCGATGGCTGTTCATGATTTGAATCTTTACGCCCACCAGCTGCGCCAGCGCGTCTATCGCTTCCAGAGTTTCTCGCCTGATTACCGGTTGAGGTTTCCCGGTGAATACCGCGTTGGTGGCTTCGATACACTCTTTGTTAACCCTTGCCGCCCGGTAGAGCATGCATTCTTTCTGCTCTAGTTCGTTATCAATGGCGGTGCGGATGGCATAGCTCAGCGCTTGCGCCTGTTTCAGGTAGTTCGGTGTATCGTTGCGGAACGCACGCTGAATAATCTGCTTGTTGTTGTGCAGCCGCCGCGCGTACTCATCCGGATCCGAAACGTCATCCAGTGACTGGAGCAGATCACCAAAGTGATGCGGGGTTATCAGCTGCGTCACCGTCTTCCAGCCCTTTTCCTGAGCCCAAGACTCCAGCTCAAATGCCAGTTTTTTGATTTCCATCAGTCAGATTCCTTTTGCGCGCGTGGGATATCCTGAACAGGAATTCCACTGGTAGGGGTTGGATGCAAATCCGGACGTAACTCATGCGGGGTGACACTCCAGCCGCCAAATTCACAGAGTTTTATCACTCGCTCACTTGGAACTCGGTTTCGGATAATCCAGTTTGCAACTGACTGTGAGGACTTAAAGTTGAATTTACGGGCGACGGCCGAAACCGAACCAATCGACCTTACTGCCTTTTCAGTTATGTTCTTGTATGAAGTAGTCATCGTGTTCTCCTGAATGAGCCAATGACCGCAATATACTACACAAAGTAGAATATACAACTACAAAAAATAGAAATGACTAAGAACGCGCCGTGCCTTACTCTTCTACCTATGGTAGAAAAAGCGAATAAACATCAAGATTTCGCGAACCGGCTGACCGAAGAAATGCGCAGACAGCGCCGTTCCGTAAAGGATTTAAGCCAGGCTTGCGATGTCACATACGAAATGGCTCGTCGTTATACGCTGGGCACGGCTAAGCCACGCGATGAGAAACTGCAGAAAATAGCTGACTGGCTAAATGTCCAGGCTGCATGGCTTGACTACGGCGAAGGTGAGAGTGCGCCAGCTAAGCTTCAAGATACTGAGTTTTCGGGCTTCCAGACGACAGAGTCAGACACCGGCAGTGATGCGGAATTCAGGGAGTTAAGCGAAGACGAAAAACGACTAGTTCGTGTGTACCGACAGTTCCCAAGCGCTGAAGCCAAGAACATGCTACTTGCATTCGAAATGCGGTATAAACAGCTTTATGATTTCTTTTTGAAGTACGCCAACACCCCGCAGAAGTAAAAAAATCCCATTGAACCCGGCACGTGCCGGGTTTTTTTACGCCTTTCAACACTACCGTAAGTAGCCACACCTTCGTTAATTTCTACTTTTAGTATTGACACATCTACTTTGTGTTGTATTCTCTACTCATCGAAGCACAACAGGTGCGACAGGTAAACGTTCCGCCTACCCGGCGATAAGGGTAAAAAAAGCGAACAGGCACGATGCCCACGAAGTAGCCCCCCGGGGCACATGGAGACCGGGATGATTCGCCAGTGTGAAATGGAGATAGCCATGGATAAGAAGTTAGAAGCTCTGTTCGAAAAGATTGGATGCTTGGAGCTGGCAGCCAAACGAGGGCTGCAGATCAACGAAGAGATTAAGCCTCATTCATCACGAGGCCAGGTCATCTCCGTTGAATACTGTAATGCGACACTAAAGCACTGTGCTCTTTTTCGTCGGTGGATTAACGAGTGCCTCGGATCATGAGAATTGATTGCTGTTCAGACAGGCCGTACCCCTGAACAAATACCTCAATCTCTTCTTCTTCGGTCTCGTTCATAAATGTTTCGCCACCGAGGCTGTGGAAATCACCGGATATGACATGCCCCTTCTCGATGTCATACCCACCGAGCAGCTCAGCGACTGTGAATTCTCCGATTTGGTCACGTATAACGATGTAACCAATGCGGTGCTCATGATATACGACGACTCCGCGCATGAAAGTATCCTTCTGGCTGTGTGAGAGCAACCAGAATA